TTTGATTTTTTAACAATACATTTTGGAAGATCAGGTTTCAAACAAAAATAATAATCAAAATATGGGTCTTTATGTGACATTATAGACATTAAATAAAATGTATCTTTTTTGTAATTTAAAGTTGATGTAACCTCATTGTCATAAGATATATTATTTACTAAAGTCTTTTTTTTATTTTTGTAATAATAAAATCTACTCCAATTTTCTGGGTTTGTGTTTTTATGTGAATATTTTGTTACAATAGCTGGATCAATATAGATACCTAATCTATCCAAAGTTTTTTTATCATCCATATTCATTTATATATATATATGAGAAAATAATTAAAATAAAAACTACCAGAAAAATAAATATAAATAATATTTAAATATTTTATTTATATTCTAATTATATATAAATGGATAAAAACCTAGATATTCTACCAATTCAACCTATTGAAAACGAAGCAATACAAAAGAAAAAACTACATCCTAATCTACCTAATATTTATAAAGGTCAATTATTGATAGTAGCAGCACCTATTAGATCAGGTAAATCAGTGCTCATAAATAATATGCTACTTAATCCTAATTTTTATGATGATTGTTTTAGTGATGTAAATTTTATCTCAAATACAATCTTTAACGATGCTACATCAAGGTTTGCGGCAGAAAAATGGCGTAATACATGCCATGAAATGTATTCTGATGATATTATCACAGGAATTATAAAACATCAAAAAGACAAGAAAAAACGAGAAGGTGATTCATCATTTGCTTTAATTCTAGATGATATTTGTGGAGATTTAAATAAACATGGTAGAAAGGGAGGTAAGGCTATACACTTTGCGACAAGATTTAGACATTCTGTAAATAGAGGTGACGCATGTCTAATGCTTTATTCAAATCAAAAATATAATGATATATCTACAATAATTAGAAACAACGCTACAGGAATGTTAATTAGTGGTAATATAAAATCAAAAAAAGAATTACAAACAATTAAGGATGATATACAAGATACATTTGGTGGATCTGAAGTATTTGATGATATGTTTAAAAGAGCACAAGAGAAACCTTATAGTTGGTTATATTTCAGATTAGATAGTAGCCCACCTGAGGTATATTTAGATTTCAAGGAAAAATTATATCCACAAAATTATTTAAAACCTAAAAATAAATAAATTAATTAAATTTAAAAATAAAAAAATATTTTTTATTTATAAATATATATATATATAATGAACAATCCTTTTAGTTATCAAAATGATTTAACAGGTTTTAGAAGTCAAATTTCAGCGAATATTAACAAGCATGATAATATTGTAGCTCAAGCTCAATCTAGAGCAGTAAGCCGTAAAAATGCTTTAATCCAAAGGGCTAAAGATGTAAAAGCGAGTGGAGAAGAATTAGTTAAACAAGGTTTAGAAGGAGCAGCTATACCACATGCGGGTAAAGCAATCTATAAAGGAGGAAAAGCCGTTTATAGAGCGTTAACAGGAAATCAAACAGCAGCAGGTCAACAATCAGGAAATAGTCAATTAGATAGTAATAATACTGATAGTTTAAATTCAACATCTAGAGGCGGACCAACAGATGGAACAGAAGATCAACAAGTTGACACAGGAGATGGTGTAGAAATGACAGGAAGAGGAGGACCAGTAGAAGGGACCGCTTCAGAACCAGGGGCTAACGCATTTGGTGAAATTGATGAAAATACTTTAACTCAGAGCTCTCCATTTACAAGAAATATATCTAGAGGTTCTGATATAACAGGAAGAGTAGGAGAAGCAGAACAAGAAGCATCTAATAATGCGGAACAATTAGCACAACAAACCTCACAACAAGCAGAAGATGCCGTTAGTAATTTACAATCTACAGCACAAGAAGGTGAAAATGCCGTTAATGATGCTTTATCAAGTGGAAGAAATGCCGTAGATAATGCTATATCAGGTGTTGGAGAAGATTTACAAGCTACAGCAGATGGAATATCTGAAGGACTTTCAAATGCTGTTTCTGGTGGTCTAGAAGATCTAGCCTCAAGTGGTGGGAGTGCTTTAGATGGTGTAACGGGTGCTGTTACTGGTGGTATTGAAGATGGTGTAGGAGCAGGAATTTCAGCATTAGCAGAAGCTACTGGGGCTACATCATGGATACCTTTTATCGGGGAAGTAATGGGTGGAGTTACAGCAGCAGCAGCATTAGGAGCAGCGGGTTATGGTCTTTATGAAGAAATTAAGGGTGGTGATGAAGTAGATCAAGCTGAACAAGCAAAATTAAATGTTCCTCAAGCACCTAAATTAAATGTTGCTGGATCATTTATAGCACCTCAACAAACAAGTGTACAGATATAATTATTAGTATAAAAGACTAATAATACAAACCATATAATATTTTTTATTTTAAAAAATAAATTAAAAAATATTTTCTATTTAATAAATATATAAATGAGCACTCCAACAATCGCTAAGAGTATTTTAACTGATAGAAATTCAGAATACAAAGCTAAGGATGTAATTGAAATCTTCATTCCTCCAGAAGTCGTACCAATGTTAAATCCAGCAGAAACATATCTAAAATGGATAGTAGAAATGAAGAATACCACCCATTGTGTCCAGCCTGATGTAGCAGCAGGAGCACATAGTTTAATTTCTGAAATTCAAGTTTATGATGGTCAAAATCAACAATTGCTAGAACAATTAGAAGAATATAATTCATGGACAGCTAAGAAATTTCATTATGACCAAACTAATGGTCTCAGAAATATGAGAGCCCTAATGGAAGGACAAAGTAGAGTTCAAGATCCATTTGTAACATCTCTATATTATACACCTGATTTAATTTCAGGTAATACATACAGACCAGTTGAGTGTTGTATGCCATTACACATGAGTGGTATTTTTGGTGCTAACGGGCGTGTATTCCCCGCTTTGCTGACCGCAGGAATAAGATTAAGAATAACATTAGAATCAAATGTAAGAGCTTTAAGGATGGTTACAACATGTGGTTTTACAACTGAACCAGCACCAGCTGTATCAGATCCACCAAGTTCTACAGCAGTTATACCAAATCCTCCAGTAACCTCAGATAATACAAATGCTGGATTTTTTGAATTAGGTGTAGTAATAGCAGGAGCAGCACCAGTAACCGCTATTGAATGTAAAAAAGTAGCTACAGCAGGTGGTCAAAATTGTAATAGTGATACATGTGGATTTAGACCTGGTATGATGATTGGTTATCAAGATAATGCTGGTAAATTAGTTAATATGGGTGAGATTCTAACTATTACTGATGCGGGAGCTAATATTTCATTTAATGTTGCTTCTGTTACTCCTGATGCCGCAGAAGCAGCAGGTTTAGGTAAAAGGGTATTTGTATTTACATCATCTTTAGATCAAGCACCAGAATATTCAGTTAGAAATGTAGAAATGGTTTGTAGTGTTGTAGAAGCAAAACAAGAAGTAATTAATGCTATGGTTCAAAAAGTAAATTCAGGAAATGTAAAATTAGATTATACAAGTTATAATATCTATAGAAACAATCTGAATGCTGGAGTAAACAGACCTAATATATTATTTGGAACTACAGAATTTAGGGCTATGTCTATTTTAAGTTGTCCAAGTAAAACACAGAATGGATATTTAGATGATAATTTAAATTCAATTGGTGATGGTATGACATCATATCAGTATAATATAGCCAATCGTCTTACTCCGAACAGAAGGGTTTCAACTGACAGAGTGGGAAGTGTTACAAAAAATTTAGAATGGAATGCTATACATCAACATGAACTTAAAAAATCACTAGCAAGATTTCAGATTGCTCCTAGATTTTTATGTAATAATAAAGAAATGTATTCTATTGGAAGAGAATTAGCAAAAAGGGGTAAATCTTTTGATGCTAATAATCAAGAAATTAGATTAGATCTAGAATATTCTACAGCTACAGGAAATAATGCTTTAGAAAAATTACTACAAACATGGGTATATCATATTAGAACTTTAGTAATATCCCAAAATAGTATAGCAGTTGTATTTTAATTCCGAAGGAAAAGAAGGAATTATTGAAAAAAAAATAAATAATAATTAGAATATAATAAATTATAAAACATATTGATTGTATGTTTTATAATTAATAATTCCTACAATTCCTACGAAATATTTTCTTATGTTATATATAAATGTCACAACCCACAGATATGAAATTATATGAAAAAGTAGCTAAATCTATTAAAAAAAAATATCCTAAACATAGTGCTTATAGAAGCGGTTTATTGGTAAAAGAATACAAAAAACAATTCAAAGAAAAGTTTGGTAATAAATCACCATATAAAGGAAAAAAGAAATCAAATGCCCCTTTAAGTAGATGGTTTAAAGAAGAATGGAAAAATCAGAAAGGTAAAACTGGTTATCAGAAGAAATCTGATGTGTACAGACCCACAAAAAGAATATCTAAGAAAACTCCAGCTACATTTAAAGAGTTATCAAAAAAAGAACTTAAAGAAGCTCAGAAAGAAAAGAAAACTAAAGGTAGAGTTAGTAAATTTAAAAAATAATTATCTAATATATATATAAATGAGTAATTATAAAATTACAAGTTATTCTAAAAATAAAGCAAAAAAATTAGGTGTTACTATTAAACCTAGTAGTAATAAGAAAAAGAAAATTGATGTATTTAAAGGTGGAAAAAAGATAGCATCAATTGGTGCTGTTGCGTATAAAGATTATCCTAATTATTTAAAAGAAGATAAAAAATTAGCAGAGAAGAGGAGGAAAGCATATAAGAAAAGACATGAAAAAGATAGACATAAAAAAGGTAGTAATGGGTATTATGCTGATCAAATTTTATGGTAATACAAAATAATTTAAAAATGGATCATTTTTAATTTATTTTTTTATTTAATAATATATATAATAAATGTCACGACAGAGTATTGAAAGTGTTCAAAAATTTGAAATCTCACCACAAAATCAATCAAGTGGTGAAAGCACATATTCCTATGTATCAGGTAATCCGTTGATTAGCTTTAGTCTAACAGCTTCTGATTTATACCTAATGTCTGATAAATTAAGACTTAATTTTAGATTACAACTTACTGATGGAAATGGTGCTAGACCTAATAATAATGACCAAGACGGTGGAGGTCTTAAAGAGGTTTTACTTAACAATAAAGTAGGTGTAGCGTCCGTTATAGATAATATTACAGTCAGTAATTTACAAAATAATGTCATTGAATATTGTAGATCATACCCGAAAATGCTTAGCTCACTTATCCCATCTGGAGCAGGTTTTGCGGATTATACAAGTTATTTAGGACAACAATTTGGTGCTTCATCAAATAAAGAAGTACAGGGTAGATTATGTAATACCGCAGGTAATGTAACTGGTGGAACTCAAAGATCATTTATAGAGGTATCTATGCCTCTGATGTGTGGAGTATTTTTAAATGGTGAACCTCTACCATTATCATATAATGCTGGAACTGGAGGTCTCCGTATAAATATTCAGCTCTCCCCGTCCATCCAAAGTCTATTTGGAAATACTACAGCCTCACCATCAACTGTAAATAGTTTTTATGTATTATCTAATGTATCATTAAGTGGTGAATTTGGTGTTCCAAGAGGTGGAAGACTTCCACCAATTAAAGCTCTACCATTTACAGCTTTTCAATCATTTTACAGTGTAATTAACAATGGTGATAATACCCAACAAATTAATCCAGCATTAAGTGCTGTTGTAAGTCAATTTACAAATTTTGTGCCTACTGAGCA